CGCCTATAATCGCATTGATTGGCGTTTTAACAACATATAGCATTCCTTGGAAGATATTCTTAATGATGTTCTTTACATTCTCAAATGCAGCCTTCCAATTGCCTGTGAATACGTTCTTGATGAAATCAATAATGTTTGAAAAAATGTTTTTCAATAATTGAATCTGATCTTTAACATATGTAACCGCGACATTAACAACATTCGAAACGATTTTTGCAACTGTTTCAAATGAGTTTTGCAATTTTGCAAGAACAACTTCAACTAAAACTGTTATAACTTTCGTTAAAGGCGGCAAAACCGCGTTCAATAATTGCATTAATGGCGTGATCAATGTCATGCACGCTTGAATAATTGGATTTAACAAATTAATAATTGGCTGCAACAATGGCAATAGCGAAGTGATTAACTGAATCAAGATCGGAAGAATCATATTCACGATTTCCATTATTGGCGGCAGCAACATATTTACCAAATCAATGAAGATTGGAAGAATTGCTTCAACAATTTGTGTTATAAAAGGAATCAATGTTGTTAATAATGAAATTAATGTCGGCAAAAATGCATGGATAATCTCGCTAATCTGCGGAAGAAGCGTTGTTATTAATGACATTAACGGCGGCAACAGGCTTGCAAATAATTCTGTAACAATTGGCGTAATTTCTGCAATCAAACCTTCAATCATTGGCATATTGTCTTGAATCAATTGAACAACTTGCGTAATTAGCGGAATGAGTGCGTTTCCAAGAGGAAGAAGCATCGTTTCAAAATTACGCTTTAAGCCTTCAAGCATGCTTCCTAAATCATCGTATTTAATATTGTTAATTTCGGATAATGAATCCTTTGTGTTGCTAATTGCGCCTTCTGTGTCTAAAAGTGCCGAAATAGCATCTTCGCCAAGATCTTCCCACATTGTACCCATCATTTTTTGTCCAAGAAGATAGCGTTCATTTTCATTTTCAACGCTCTGCAGCGCGGCAAGAATTTCTTTCGTTGCTTCCTGTGCAGATTCTCCGCCGGCGGCATATTTTGCATTCACTTCATCAACATTAAAACCAAGCGTTTCCAATGCTTCATTTGCCGTTCCGTCTTTTAATCGAATATTAAATTCTTTTACCGCATCGCCTAATTTGTCAATGCTCCATGTTCCGGATTCTGCGCCGTTTGCAAGCATATTTAACATATCTTCCGCGCCATATCCCATTTGCGCAAACTGAACTGAATATTCGTTTAACGTATCAAGAAGATCGCCATTTTGGTTCAATCCCTTCTGCGCGCCCTGTGCAATCAAATTATAGGCTTCTTCGCCGGATATTCCGAACTGATCCATTAAAGAATTTGCAGTGCGTACGCTTTCCGCAACATCAAATTCAAATGTATCGCGAAGCATAAGGGCGTTTTGTGTCATTGTTTCCAATTCGTCCGCGCCCATTCCATCGCCCATAATCTTTTTTACTTCGCCCATTGATGCGGCAATATCTTCAAATGATTCGCCAAAATTATTGTTGTAAATATTAAGCATTGCATCTTCATATTCGCCCAATTTATCAACCGCCGTTCCGGTTGCTGCTGCGAAACCATTCATTGCCGAATCAACATCCGATGAAACATTAACGGCTGCCGTTCCAATGGCAACGGCTGCCGTTCCTGCAGCGGTTGCAATGCCTGCCGCCCATTTCCCGGCGGTTGTGATGCCATTAACAAATGATTCCGATAATTTACTTGATTTTTCTTCTGTTCTTGAAATGCTCTGTTCTGCTTCCGCCGAATCAACGAAAATTGAACCCATTAAAGAAAATATTGATAATGCCATCGCTGCACCGCCTTTTATTTAAACTTCTTTTTAATTTCTTCAAGTTCTGCCATGCATTCGGCAACCGGGCGTTTGTCAATGTTTCTTCCGGTTATCTTGTCAACGTAAGAATCAAATGAAACATAAGTTTCTGTTGTCATGTGTGGAAGTTGAACAACCCATTGCAAGAAGAAGCGATTTTCCTGTTCTTTTTCTCGCGCCTTTGCAATGATTCTTCCTGCCGTTTCAAGATCTGAATGCATGATATATTCCAAATTCCCGTATCTGTGTAGCAATAAATCGATTATTTCTTCTTCATCAATTTCGCTACATAGTCGAAAAAACTTTTCCATTCCTCAATGTTTGCAACCTGTTCCAATTTCTTGAATAATTCAATTGGTTTCATTTTGCGAACTTCTTCCCATTCGCATTCGAAAAGTTCTGCAATGAATTTATAGATTTCAATTTCTGCGTTTTCTTCGGTTGCTTTTTCTAAAATTCCAAACATCAAATCGAAGCCCATATCAAAGCGAACTCTTTTGCCTTTGTTTTCTTCTGCTTCTTTCGCTACCGCTTTAATTTCTTCGCGTACTCCGATTTTCTTTAATAATCTTGCTGCCGCAAAAACATCATGTGTTTCTAAATTTCTCATTTTTCTACCTCCGACAATTAAATAAAAAGGATCGGCGCGAAGCCGATCCCTTTCGTGTTATTATGTTTGCTATTCTGTAACTTCGTGCATTGCAGGATATAATGCTGCAAGTGATGTAAGCATCGTTAATACGTTCATTGATAATTTTGCACGTTCTGTGTCAATTACAACGCGATCTTTAACGGATCCTTTATCCCCATCCGCTGCAATGTCGCGGAACTCTCTTTCAACAACGAATTTTCCGCCACCTCTGCAAAGTCCAATTTCAACATCATCGATTGCGAATACACCTAAACCAAGCAAAATTTCGTTTGCTCCGGTTGTCATTTCGCCGTCAATTTCAATCTTCCAAGGGCTAGTTGTTGTTTCATCCGCCTGCGTATCTGTGTTGTTATAACATGCTTCGAATTCGATAGCCGGAACAACTTCATCTTTTTCCGCAAGTGTCCAATCAATATTGCCTTTGTTGATTGCATTTTCTAATGTGATTTTGCAGGCTTTTCCGCCTTTTGTTTTTCCTGTCCATGTAAGAACATGAAAATCTGTGCTTGCGATATTGCCGCCGTTGCCTGTAATAGTCTTGATTGCCATCGCTTAACCTCCTATGTAGTAATTTTGGATTTGAAATTTTAATTGTCTGCGAATTAATGTTTTATCTTCATCGTCAATTGGTTTTCTGCTAATGCGATAAAATGTCGGAAGAACTTCTTCGCCCGGCAAATTTGCAGCATTGAACATTGCTTCGATCTGATCCGCCTTTTCTTCAATTGGGGAAGTGTCTTTGCCTTTTCCCCAAATGTCAATAATTAGAATCAAATCATCGCGGTTAATATCGCCAAGATCGATTGATTCAAAATCATAAACCGCATGCGGAAATGTTGCTTTTGCATCCGCAATGCGATAATAACTGTTTATGATTGTATTTATTTTTTCGTGGATAATCTCTCTTAAAGCAATTGTTTTACTCATCCGCTCCGCCCTCATAATCTTCTTCGCTTATTAAGGATAATGCCCGCGCTTCATCCTCTAAAGCGGAAAGATATTGACTTTCGATTTCAATAATTTTTGCAATGTTATCTTGTACGGCATGCGTTAATAATGCATGCTTTGTTGTTTTGGATGTTCCTAATTCTTGATAACCGCCGTAAAATCCGTTCGGTTTCATTCCGACTTGTAGTTCAATATCTTTTTGCTTGTACTTAACCCAATATTGCGTATATTTTCCCACTCTGCCGGAATGCTTCTTGAATCGGTCATAAAAAGCAATGCGGAATTGTTTGCATACATACTTGCCAACATCGCGCAATGCTGCGCGTGTTAGTTCTCGGATCGTATAGTTGACACGATCAACGCTTTGTGTATATGTAACATTTCCATCTTTGCTAATCTTTGTTATGCTCTTCGGAATCGCCATCGTTTACAACCTCCATACGAACGCCGCCATAGCATACAATTTCAATTTCGTTTTGCTCCGTTGTAAAAGTTCTTAAAACCTTATAGCGGAAGCCCTTATAAATAACTTCTTCTTGATTTTCATAATCAAGATAATCTGCAAGCACAAATTTGATTTCCGGCTTTAAGCCTTGCGCCTGCGCTTGATAAAATTCCGTTTGCCCGATGCTTTTCAATCTTGCGAATCGCATTGTTTTTATTGGAACTTCAATCAGATCTCCGACTTTGTTCGTTATGTGCTGCGTTGATAACAAATAAATAACTTCGTTATACATTTGGATCCTCGCTTCCTGTGATATTTTCGTTGATATAAGATTCGCATAAACTCATTGCATCACGAAGTTTTTCATATGCTTTGTTGTACTGTTCGCCTTTGCCTTGGAAATTGTTCTGCCATTTGCAATACAGTTCCGCCGCCTTGACAATCAAAGGATCTTCGGAAGTATTAACCGCAACGGATTCATGGATTCCCACGCGCTTTAAATCAAGCATGCAAACATCAATATTAAATTGAATATCGTTATCAATGGCATTGTGAAAAATTCTCATTGATAATTTAATTTTTTCAAGCATAATTAAACCTCCATTTTATAGAATAACGGCGGCAGGTTGTCGGAGAAACCATGCGCCGCCGTATCTAACATTGTTTACGCGGTTGCTTTTGCAATCTTAACGAATGCTTCTACCGCCTGCACCTTGCCATCGAAAATTGCACATCCTAAGAAATCATATGCATTTTCTCTAGCAACGAACTGTGATGTAACATTAACATCTTCCTGTAAGTTTCCGATATAACCAAGATAGCAATCGCCAAGGAATGCTTCGTGTGCTGCTACGCGCTCATCGAAATTAACAACCTTGCCCATGATGCGATATACGCCGTTTTCTTCTGTGACAACATTGTTTTTGCTCTTGTTCATTAATGGATGGAAATCTGCAAAGAAGGTTGATGAACTCATGTACCATTCCGCGTTTGCGAAATATCCGGCATTCATAAGTGCAACAACGCTTGTAACATTTGCTTCGCTTAAAGCAGCATCTTTTGCAACTGTAATAGAGTTTGTTGCGCTCCATGTAATTGCATTGATTCCCTGTGCTTCGCCTGTTCCTGTTCCGTTGAAAATAAGTGCGCCGATTTTGTCAGAAACTTTTCTTGCAATCTTATTTACAAGCCATGTTTCAAATGCATCGATGGACATTGTTTCAACAGATTTTGAAACTGTAACAAGTTTTGTGATTTCAAATCCTGCAAGTGTAACTTTAACTAATGTGTCTTTGTCTGCGGTAATGGCTGCACCTTCTGCATGCTTCTGTGCATCTGCGGTTGTTCCTTCTGCAGGAAGTGTTACAGATCCTTTAATATGCAGCAACTCAATCTTGTTAAGAATTGGGCAATATTCTTTTACTTTGTCAATGATTTTGTTTACTGTGGTTGTTGGAACGGCTGCGCCAACGCTATTTGAAACAGTTGTTAATGCTCTCTGTTCCACTTCGTTTAATTCAAGCCCGCGAATGTTTTTTAACCACGCATTGCGATATTCCATTGATACCGCATCAATTGTTCTTTCTTCCATGTCTTTCTTTCCTCCGTCAAATAAATTTGGTGTAACATCAACGCCTAATGTTCTTCCTTCTGCAATCGCCTTTTCAAGCGATGCGCGTTTTTCTGCAGCATTTAAAATGCTTGTTCTTTCGTCTTTTAATGAACGAACTTCCGCTTCCATTTTGTCAAGATCGGCTTCGGTCATTGCTTCAATGCTTTCGGAATTTAATTCCTTTTCGATCTCTGCAAGTCTTGTTTCAATTGTTTCAAGTCTTGTCATTTTGATACCTCCATAAGTAATTTAATTCTTTTGATTTTATTCTTGCGCTTTTGAATCTCCTTCATAAAATCGCCAATCGCTCCGTTGGCGAAATTTCGCGCTTGAATTTCTGTATCGTTATTCGCCGGAATTGAAACGGCGGATACATCATAAATTTTTTTGATGCGATGATGCTTGATTGTGATATCGCTTGCGGTTTCAACAACTTCTAATGTCTTATAGTCCGGCATAAAGCCCCATGACATTTTGTTTACATTGCCGCATTGAATATCTTCAAACATGCTGCGCGCTGCGGATGTTTTAGATAAATCCGCGCAAATAAATAAGCCGATGGAATCCGGCTCAACTGTAAGCGTATGATTTGACAATCTCGCATAAACTTTCCCGGCGTGATCGTACTGAAAAATAATATCCGACATGTCGCAATCGCGGAAACATTCCGGAAGAAACTGTTCGTAAATCGGTTTTGTTTCATCATCAAACAGTAAATATCTTTCGAACTTTGTTGCATAGCCTTCAACATAGCAATCCGAATCGAATTTGTTTTTCTTTTCGCCCGGATCCGGTGTTTCAAAAGGCAATGTTCTATACTGTCTATCACTCAACATTGGCATTTTTGCTTTCCTCCTGTTCTGTCTTTTCTTTTGGTTCTGTCTGTTCATAATGAACGTATGCATCATTTGGTTCTTGCTCATATTCGGCAAGTCCATATTCTTTACGGATATATCTCTGATCGCCGATTTCTCCGATTGATGCCATATTAAAGATTTCTAAGCCTTGATTATGCGTTAAAAATCCTCGGTCAAATAACTGTGTAACGATGCTTAATTTTTCGCTATTGGATGCATATTGCAGGCGGTTCGCCGTAAACATGATTTCATTTCCAAATGCAACTTGATGCGGCGTGAATGTCATGTTCGTATGAACAAGCGATGCTTCAATTGCAAATGGTTCAATCTTGCCTTCGTAATATGCATTCCATTTCTCGGAATTGAATTTATTTTGAATGATATCTTCATTCGTTCCGAAGTAGTTGAATACATTTTCTTTAATCTGCTCCATCTGCGCGGAATCAACTGTATATTGATTCATTTGCAACTGTTTCACATCATCATATTTCGCATCAATAAGCATAACGCCGCCGGCATTGGCTGCATTGAAGTTTGAAGCAATGAATCGCGTTCTTTCCGCTTCCAAATCTTCCGGCTTTAACACTTGCCCAATCTTTGCAAGGAAACGAAGCGTTGCGGAATTCTTAACGCCTTCAATAATTCCTTGATTATTTGTGTTTATTAATTCCAAAGTAGGATATAAACATCGGTTGCTTTCGCCAAATAATTCGTTCTTATATTGGAACTGATTCATGATTCCGGCATCATCCAAGCGAAACGCGCCAAAATTGCCCGGCTCAAATTCATAACGAATGTATTTTACTCCGTCAACATCAACAATCTTTGCTTTTGGCATGGCAAGCGGATAATATCCGATAACCTTTTCATATGAAGCATCAAATAATGGTGCAATAATTGCGTTGTTGTCCACCATATAAGCCGTTGCAAGGCGATACAAATATTTTTTTGTGTCCATCAATGCGTTTGGCTTGTATTGAAGCGTTCTTGCCAATGCTTGATTGCCGCTGCCTTTTACTTCCGGCTTTAACTTCGAACAATGCGTTGCGAATGAATGGATTGCCGCTCGTGTCAATTCCATTTCATAAATCGAACCTTCGAATGTTGTGAAAGTAGGCGTGTATGCGGTTAATGTTTGAAAATAACTTTCAACCTTGCTTTCGATTTTCTCTTTTTTCCTAATAGAATCAAATAAGCCCATTTTATTTACCTCGATTTAGATTTACATATTGATCGCGCTTGTCCTGCAATACTTTAAATGCATCAAGTAATGCTGCAACGCCATCAATTCGCTTCCTTGAATCCAAGCCCTTTACAGGCTGAATATTTCCGTTTGTGTCCGTCTTAACTTCTGTGTTAATCAAACACCATTTCATAACCGGATTGTTATCATAAATGATTCGCTTTGCTTTGAAATCCGCTGCAAGATTCTTCATCGGATCCGAAAGCGTAAGCGTTCCTTGACGAACAGGGAACATTGAATTTTTACCAAATTCCGATTTAAAATCGCGAAGCAATTCATCGGAAATATGCCAAGGATCATAGCCGAAAAATGAAGTGTAAATGTTGTGCTGCTCCCGAAGTTCTTGAAACCATTCAAGAAAGATTCGCTTGTCGCATTTGTTTCCCGGACATGTGCGCATATATCCCTGATCAATCCATAATCTATACGGCACGTTGTCGCGTTCTCGTCTGTTTCCGGTTTTGTCAAGTTCATCAATAACGCTTTGCGGAATCCAAAACATCGATTTAACATAAACATTTTCATCATTCGGGCGTTGGAAGATTGCAACGGCTGCATTCAAGTCGATAGAATCCGCCGCATCAAATCCGCCGATAGCATAATCAAATTCGCTAATGTCGAATTTCTCTTCGTTGTTAAGATCTTCGAAGCGAAGCCATGCAGATTCCGCCGTTTGCTTCATGTTAAAATCTTTAACCATTACTGTCGGCTTGAAGGATGGATCGTCCTTTGCTTTTTGCACCATTTGGCGAAGATAATCGCGGCTTTTAATTGTTCCAAGCCCGGGATTTGCTTTTTCCCAACAATCTTCTTTATCCCATTCATCAACGGAATCTAATTCATAAATAAAAGGCAAGAAGCGTTTGTTTTCCGCCTTGCCTTCTAAAATGTTTTTTGCATAATCATATTGCGCATCAAAAATCCCTTCGCGAACGAAACCATTCGTTGAAATGGTAAATAAAAGCGGTTGTTGTCTTGCGCCCATCGCCTGCTTTACTAAATCATACAAATCGCGGTTCTTGATTGCTGCCAATTCATCGATTGTTGCGCAATGAACATCCAAACCATCAAGCGAAGAAGTATTGCTTGCAAGTGCTTTTATAAATCCAAAGTTTAAAGGGAAGTAAAGATCGCTTGCCCTTTTCTTGACATGCTTTGAAAGCAACGGCGATTGACGAATCATTTTATGCGCTGCATTGAATCCAAGCATTGCTTGTTCGCGCTGCGTTGCAATGTTATATATCTGCGGCGAACCTTCGCCATCGTTTACAAGCATATCGATTTCAACGGCTGCCGTTTCTGTTGTCTTTCCGTTTTTACGCCCTTCAATAATCAAGCATTCGTTGTATTGCCGCAAATTGTTATCATCAACAAAACCGAATACGGCTTGCAATCTTGCCTTTTGAAAAAGTTCTAATTGCAAGGGCGTTCCAATCTTTCCGGTTGGTTGTTTGCAAAACTTTTCAATAAAATCTATATGTTTTTTTGCAATTTCATAATCAAAATGAAATTCCTGCGGCGATGCATATTGATTCAATAACATATCTGCAATGCGCTTCATTTTTTCGCATGCAACAATTCTTCCATCAACGATGGATCCGAAATATAATTCGAATTCTGTCAATGTGATTTACCGCTAATAAACTCAAGTAATTCATCGCCACCGCTTGCGCCGCCATCCGGTAAAAGATCAACTAATTGTTTCACAACGCTTGTATAATTTTTAATCATTGTGTTATAGATTTCCACTTCCGAACACTTCTTCACGCCGCATTGGTTCGCGCCATTTTGATATTCTTCCGTAAAACCTTTTTCGTTGATAATCTCTTGTAATTTGTCAAGCGATTCTGCCATAAATGCAGCATTTGCAATTAGTTTTTCAACAGTTTTCTGTTTCTGCGGTTCTATGTCTTTAAAAATCTTTTTAAGTTTTGTTAACTCTTTCGATTTCCTTTTAACTTCTCCCATGTTTTTATTTCCTCCGACATGTCGCGCTAACTACACCCCCCTCGCATGTGTCGCGCGTTATAATTTGGGCTTTCCCCCTCGGTCTTTCGTGGGTAGAAAAAAATAATTTTTATGGGGGGATATTTTATTTTTATATCTTTCTCAGATCAACCGGATTTCCGGCTTCATCAAATAAACAATTCAATTTCGGAATGTTTTTCGAATCAATGAAATGTCCTTCTTGTCTGTCATGGCATGCTTTACAATTGCCTTCAAGGTTGCAATGGTTCAATGCTATATCCGGATTCTTTATATTAACCGGCGTTAAGTTTATCTTGTGATGGACAATGTATATTGGTTCTTTGTGGCATATCTCACACGTTGCACCATCAAGCAGCATTCTCTTTTGAATGTAAGCATTGCGGCATTGCTTCCATGCCTTGCTATTGTAAAAAGGTTTTGCCCATTCCTGCGCCATCGTTTACAACCTCCTATTTCTCCAACGAAAAAGCCGCCATCGATTCAACGATAACGGCTTTATAAGGAGAAGGGAATTACCTATCTGCTTTATGACACTATCAACATAACATTCTTTTTTGTCCTGTGTGTGTGGTATTTTTATTATGTATATACCCATTGGGTATATTGCACAATATTTATGGTTAAACTTTGGTTATTCTGCCAATTGTTATATATACCCATTGGGTATATAATTAAATCATAGAAATTAATAACGCACCGATTCATGGAGGTTTCGGAAATGACTTTTGCAGAATTTGAAAAAATCATAAAAACTAAACACCCACAAGTGCAAGTTTTTAAGCATGGAGAATTTGCAGGAAACTCAATAAATGTTGCCGTTGTTTTTGCACCAAGCGGAAAAGTATATCAATATAATGGAACTTATTGCGAAGTATTAAATAAGTTGGGGATCAATGCAATTTATAAACATAATCTCGAATCAGTAAAAACCGCACTCGCAAAAGCAAAAGCAGAACATGGAACAAAAAACAAGTTTTTCGATTTTGAAATTGACAATACAAGAGAGATTGCAAAACTTGAAGCAGATTTAAAGGAATACGAAAATTATATAATAGTTTAAATGGAGGAAAAACAATGTTCAATATTTATGAAAGCATGATTGACGGAAACGGCTATTTGGTGGAAACAGTAGTTGCAGGAACAAAAGAAGAAGCATTAAATATTTATTATGCGAAAAACGGCATCCCGGAAAATGCGAAATGGCTATACTACGCAATCGAAAAAAATAAAGATGAAGAAAATAGAAGGATCTTGAAAGAAGCGGGATGCGCTTCTTGGGAAGAATACGAAAGCGCAATGTATCCTTCTAAACCAATCGAATTATAATTCAATAAAGAGGGAAGAAGCATGCAGCGTGATGAAGTAGAAGCAAGAATTGATGAAATAATGGAAGAACTGAAAGCCGTTGAACCTTGGTCTATTGAAGAAAAGCGGCTAGTAAATGAATTGTTTGATTTAGAGGAAGTAATGTGACACAGGAGGAATGAAGATGTCTTTGATTAAATTACTAGAATCATCCGGAATGAATATAAAAGAATTTGCGGAATACTTCGAAATACCATATCGCACAATTCAAAATTGGAAATTGGGCGTTCGCGAATGTCCGGAATATGTATTAAAACTTATGGAATATAAACTGAATAATGAAAAGGCAAAAGGGCGAAAATAATTCGCCCTTTGTTTTTTATACCAATTCATTATATTTTGCAACCGCCTTTTCAAGCGAACACGTTTCAAGCAATGTTTTTTCGCCTGTTCTGATCTCGTATGAAATAAATTCGTTCTTCGGATCCACGATGCAAACAAGGGAAAGCAAGCCGCATTTTTCAATCGTTATTTCCTGCTTGCGAATCTTTTTGATGTTAATCTTCATTGTTTGCCCTCCGTTCCAATTCTTCGCGGAATCGATCTTCGTTGCCGGCAACAACGCATGCTGCCATTACAAGCACGCCAACGCATCCGCCAAGCATTGCGCCAATTATAAATATGAAAAATTCATGCATTTTGTTACCTCCAAATCTTGCCGGTTTCTTTGTCTTTTAAAACAATTCGTTCTTCAACTTCATAGCCTGCCAATTCTGCTATTGATTTGATAGTTTTAATTGTCTTTGCAAGTTTCTTTTCTTCTTCTGTTACATTCTTAATTGCTTCAAATGCCGTTGGATCTGTGTAGCCGGATCCGTTTCGTTTTAAATCTTCATTTTTCATTTTGCTTCCTCCTGTAATCAACGCTTGCCCACAATTGCAATGCTTGCTTTGAAAATTCCATGCAAACAACCATGCGCCGCACGATGGGCAATGTGGTCTTTTATGTGTTTCATGCGCGTTCTTGTAGGTTGGTTCTTTGGGAATCTGCATGCCAAGGGCTTTTGTACTCATTAGAAACGCTTCTTCGTAATTTTCTACCGCTTTTGGATTGCTATCCCAATACAAATTGAATAGCGCAATTTCTATTCTGTCCATTGCTTCTTTTATTCTTTTCGTTGATCTCTCCATATCTACTCCTTTCCACCATTACGGACAATAGCAATTGCCCTTGTGAAACAACCATCAAGTCTTGTTTGAATCAGTTTTTCTTCATCTGTCAACTTCTCGCTTTTTGACAACTCATTATGTCGGTTACGTCTTTCTTCCAACTGTTCCACAATCCGTTCCATTGGCTTCCTGGTATTCCATCTTTCTATCAGTTCCTGTCTTGCAACTTCTACTTCTTCACAAGTTGCATCAGGATATAGCAAATCACTCTGAAGGAACAATCTGCACTTGCAGGAATCTTCTTCACCACTTCTTGTGATGGACAGCCAATGCATTTCACATCCCATCAAAGCAATTTGTACGGATCCACCACACAGTGGACATGGTTTCACTTTATTCTGCATTTTTATTCCCCCCATTTCCGCAAAAGCTTCTGACCACAATCTGAACAATATTCTGTACCTGCAAAAATAGGCATTTCACACCCTGGGCAATGATAAAGCTTGAATCCTGCATTTTCTTCAATATATGGCTTCTTCGCAATCTGCTTTCCTAGCGCATCGATTGACATATTTATAATTTCTTCAGCATCATCGCTTTTCACATTCGGATCGTTGTGCAAACAAAATGCCTTGTAATCTAAAAAATTAATTGCCATTTGTTTTGTCATTGCTTGCCCTCCTAAAGTCGAAATAAAGGTTCTTGTTTTGCTGCAAATGCATCAATAACAGCCATCTTGATTTCTTTGCCATCTGCAATGAGTTCGTATCTATGTTGCTGCGCATATTTTTCTTTTTCTCTTTTGCTCCAAAATACTGTTCGCGTTGGAATGCCGGCTGCTATCAGTTTTTCTTGTATTTCTCTAAATTGATGACGTTCGCAATCATCACGCGCGTTTTTTGGTGGGATTGAAAAATCAATCGGCGGTGCATCTGTATTTAATAATTCTTTTAAGCATATCGCCGTTGTTTCGCCGGTTTTTCTAAAATGCCCGATTGAAGAAATGTATGTTTTTTGCCATACATACAATTTGAATCCTAGTGCTTTTTCCACTTCCTCGAAAAATGCTTCTTCCGTTGGAAGAAATGGCGTTTCGTGAATTGTGATATACTCCTTTAATGCTTTGATTGCTATTTCAAACGCATTAGCAACATTGCCGCATGGTTGTATTTTTATTTGTTCTTCCAAACATTTAATTGCTTCTTTCTCTGTCATTGCTTGCCCTCCTATGCTTCAATATCTTTGTTTCGCAAAATCTTATCTAAAATAAAATAGAATTTGCGGCGGCTATTATAATATCTATCTCGTTCGCATGGGATATTTTTTCGCATCTTTAAAAACTTGAATGTGATTTTCTCATTTGTTACGGCATAGATAATATATTCGTATAGTTCCGGATCCGCCGCCCTTGCTGCAGATTCAACCGCTGCGCATTTATGGGAAAGTTCTGCGCATTCAATCGCGCTGCTTTCTGTTGGATTGCCAATGCCGCCGGAAGAAGGCATTCCGGAATATTTTGTTCCCTGTAATGGATTCTGCTTTTCTTTCAATTTCTGTTTCCATTCGGGATATTGCATGCAGAAATAATATAATTCGCGAAATCTGTAATCGCTTATCGCGTACTTGTCTTTATTTAATGCTCTTACGTTCGCCATTTATCCGTTTCCCCCTTCCGTTGTTTTGGCTTCGATCTGTTTGACAACAGATGCGGTTAATTGTTTAATTGTATTGTTTAATGATAGCGGCATCGCGGATTCTTTCTTTGTCCGTTCTGCCAACTGTTCATAAATCATGCGGAAGTTCGCGCGATCATGATTCGGATTCTCACTCAAACATAAATTGCGCCATCCTAAACGCTTTACACATGTTTTTGTCAATTCATCCATTGTCGCAAGTGCTTCCGTTTCTCTGTAAAATCCGAATTTGCGGATTCCCATCAAAACCTTTTCCCAACCTTCGCCCCAATCCGGAATTTCCCCGGTGCAAATCGTTGTTGCGATTTCTCGCAAATCTGCAATCGTTGGCGGGAATTTGTTTGTTAGCATATATTTTTGAATTGCTGCATTCAAAACGCTATATTCAAGATCGCCTAAAAGCGCGAACCATATGTTGAATGCATCTGCATCCGGAAGAAAACTTTCCTGCGTGTAAACGGCTTTCATTCCTTTGCATAGGATTTTGAATTGCTCGCGTTCCATGTTTTTGGCTCTCCTTTCATTTCTTCTGCGATTTTATTAATAAATTTGTATATCGTTACTTTGTCAAAAAGAACGGCATCTTCAAGGAATACATAAAGTTTCAAATCTGCTGCGAAATCATCGATGGCTTTATTGATGATTTCTTTTTTTGTTGTTTTGGATGTTCCTTTTTCCTTAAAATTTTCTATTGCGTTGTGAATACAATGTCTGCAATGTGTTCCTTCAATATCTTCGTGTTCGTATTCGCAATTTGAACAAGTCTTTCCTACTTCGCTCATGTCTATCTCCTTTACCAATTATCAACCACGTTAACGCGATTTCTAATGTTATCCGATTTGTTTTGCTTTGGAATGAATCTTGCGTTTAAATAGCCTTCAAATTTCGTTCCGAATAATGTTTCCGGGCGTAAATACTTTTCGTATTCTGTGCCAATCCATTCTGCGCATTTCTTATCAATAACGATTTTGAAATCTTCAATCGTGAATCCTTCTGCAAGTCTTGCATGAATGCAAGATTGCGTTTTCTTGGATGCGGCTCTGTAATTCATTCCGGCTTTTTCGTTAAGATAGAAAATGATTTCTTTGAACGTATCGTTCAACGATTCGTTCTGCGAATCGTCTGTTTCTTTTTCTAGATTTGTTTCTTTCTCTAGTTCTTTTTCTTTTTCTATCTCTGTTTCTATATCTATCTCTAGTGGACATTGTCCGGACATTTGTCCAATGCCTAATACTTTGGCTTTTTCGGCTTCGATTCTTGCTCTATACTCTTTCTTTCGCTCGGCTTCTGTGCTTGATTTTCCTATAAGGTTTTGAATATCAAGCATATAGATTGCGCCATTGTCAAGAATTTCGATTAAATCCATTTCTTTAAAGAGTTTTAAAGCCTTTTCGATTGTTCCGACTTGATGCCGCGTAATTGTTGCCAATACTTCCGGACTATATGGAATGCGATCATTGAACATCAACTTTCCGTTATATTTAAGGCTTTTTAAATATAACTTCATGAGGATATTTGAATATAAATATCCATCCGGCAACGCTTCGATTATCTTCATCGCATCTTCATCGAAAAAGCCTTCCTTTAATCGCATATAATAATATTTTTGATTGTCCGCCATGCTATGCACCGCCTTTCGTTCTTAATCTTGCAGGGCGCAACGCATAGAAAATACTTTTTGCGCGGCTTTCCTGTTGCTTAACGTATTTATTCAAAAGTTGCTTTTCTGTTTCCGTTGGATTCTCCGGATATATCCAATATCCCGAACCATCGTTATTTGAAATGATGATTATTTCTCTTCGTGCTTCTTCAATAAGGCTGCGAACAACGCGATCTGATAGCCCTGTAACGCGGCAAAGATCCCTTCTTGAAATTGCCTTTTCGGATCCTTCCGGAATAAAATCAACTATGTTTATTGTCATTTGCATCTTTTAATTCCTCCTCAATAGGCAAGGGCATATATTGCCCGGTTTGCCATTTATAATTTTCCATTTCTTTTAAACAATCTTCGAATGACATTTGATTGTCGCAAGAATAATTTGTTTTAGAAAAATCAATCATTAGAATTTGATCCTTTCTAATTTGCGCCGTTTTTCTTCGTCTGTGGTCTTTGCATAGATGCGTGTTGTTTCAAGTGAGTTATGCCCCAAAATATCCGCTAATTCTGCAATGCTGCCGTTGTATTCTTCCAAAAACATTTTTGCGAATAAATGGCGGAAACTATGTGCATGAACTTTGTTTTTCCCAACTCTTGCAACGCCTGCTATGCGCTGCATACGCCGCCATATAGTCGATTTTGCCATCATTTTGCCTTTAGTCTTGCAATAGAAGATAACGCCTTCTTTGATGCCGTTATTGCGGCAATATTGCCGCAATTCTCTTGCTAGATCCTGCCGGATGATGATTGAACGCTCTTTGCCTTTGTTGCGAACGTAAATATAATTTGATTTCACATTCTCAACAGTAAAGAAAGATAGTTCCTCAATGCGTATTCCGGTCATAGCAAGGATTTTCATAATCAAGTATGTATCTTCTTGCCCAAGCCTTTTTGCAAAGCGCAAAAGGCGTTTGTAATCGGTCAATGATAGTATTTCGCTATTGGATGCGGCGTGCTGCTTTCGCAACTGTTTAACCTTGCAATCCTCAATTCCGCACCAATACAAAAATTTATTAATCGAAATGATGTAATTGTTGATTGTATTAGTACGGAAATGCAGATCTTCAAGAAGATGGCGTTTAAACTCAATAACGATTGCTTTATCGATTTCCGCATCATCCGGAAGCCAATCAATGAAGGATCCGACATTGCGTTGATATTTCTTCAACGTGTTGTTCGATTTTTCATCCTCTAATTGCTCCAAAATGAATTGCGGCAATCGTTCTTTTAATTCGTCTTTTTTCATGTGCTTTCATCCCTATGTAT